GAATCGACCTGTGTTCGCATGCCAATGATTTGATTTACTGTTTCCCAGTTGCGTTGTTGGTTCCTGGATCTATTCCAATCTGCAACATCCAGTATAGTATTGCCAGCACGATCTTCAAACGGTACTCGTGACAATTTAAAGTGTCCAGTGACGCCGGTGGCAGTGATATCAAACAAAGTAGTGCAGGAGAATCTCATTAGTTAGGGGATAGCATCGAGCATGTATTTAATGCCAAAGAAAAACCCCAGGTTTTTAATCTAGGGTCTTTCAACGACGAAAGTCGTGATATCAACTCAATTAAACGTAATATGTGCCTTGAGTGATGAAGGTTCCTTGTGCAAACACATTGGCAGTTGGAATACCAATATTTACGCCACCACTTGCATTGGCTGTTTGAGCAGCAGCAACCAAAGTTGTGGTTGTGTAAGCAGCAGTAGGATACACTGCTACAACGATGTTTGCATTTTGTGCACCACTAACTTGATACATAGCTACTGTAGCTGTTTGCTGGATTGCTTGTAGAACGTTACTAACGTATCCACCTGCATTACCAACTGTGCCAGTTAAAGCTGTGTTAGCTACCAAGGTAAAAAAGTCTAATTTAGGACCTTGGAAGTTAGTAACTGCAGCGTTGGCCAAGTTAGCTGTTTGTGCTGGGTTACCATTGAGTACGTCTGTTGCGAATACCGGTTGTGCGCCACCGGAAACTACGGTTATATATGCCATTTTAAATCTCCTTTGTATATGGACTCTGAGGTCCTACTATTATTTATGATCTGGAGTAAAAATCAGGAGTTTGGTCTATTGATCTGGATTGTTCACAGCACGGTTGGCACTGGTAAATCCACCGGCTAAACGATTCACAGCCTTGGAGATACCAGCAGGAGTTGCCATTACCCAGCCTTCTTGACCTGGATGTTGTAGATCCAACTGGCGTAATATATCCATCTTGATATCGTGTAGCAAGGCCCAGGATTCAAATGCCGCAGCCATGCCTTCAAGATTGCTACGTGGGCTTTGTAGGTATTCTACTATGTTGGCAAACTTTCTTGGACTTTGTGTGCTTTGTAGCCACGGTCCAAATCCAGCGATTAAGTTATCAAAGTCAGCACCTACTCTACTGTTGATATAGTCAATGCACAATTTGGGCAAGTCAGTGATCTGTAATGCTCTCAGTTCTGCTGGATTGAACAGGCCATCTATGGCCGATCCGGATGTTTTGTATATGTCTCTTAGTGCTTGTACCAAGTTTCTATTTGGTCGTACATTTTCTTTGGCATACACAGGTTCTAATAACAACAGTCCTGGAACACGTTTGAAATCAACGTTACCAATTGGTTCTTTTGGTGCACCAGGTTCGGCATACCGGGTATGCATAGCGATACCAACTTCACTGTTGGCTATGCGTTGGCCGATATCACTGGCAATGGGTATTCTATAAGTGATGGTGTTGGGAGTAAACACAAAATTGCCAGCATCTTCAGGAGGTCTGTCAGTGTATAACAAATCACCTTGAACATAGCCGCGGAATGTCTTGGGCAGTGCGGCACTTAACATGGGCCACAATGTTTCGTATATGGGACCAAGATATTCAACACGTCCAGCTGGTTTGCCTTTGGCGGCTGCATCTTGATCACGTTGTGCCAGTAAATTGATTGCCTGGCGTGGGCTAGTAAACAGGCCATTGTAGCCTTTGGCACCAAACCCAGACACATCAGTCAATACAAAAGTTCCATCTGGATCACGACCAAATACTAATGCCGGTTTGCCATCCCACTTGACTGTGGTAGTAGCACCAGTGTTTTCTGCTGTTTGTTTTACTATGTCCATGGCCTTTTTAATACCTGCACTACCGTTACGGAACACATAGTCTTCTAGATGTTCAATACCCTTGGCACGACCACCTTGTATTTCAGCTTCCACAATAACCTGCATGCCTTGATTGACTATACGATCTCGCAGTCTGGCCAGGAAGTTTACTTCGTTGTATTCTTGATAAGGATTGACCACAGCACTTTCCATAAAAGGAATGCCTTCACGTTCCATGTGTGCCCGGAAGTCAGCCAACTTGGCGTCACGCTTGGGATCAGTGCTCAGGGCCTGTAGCATGCTTTCCACACTGGCTAGATCTTGGCGTGTGGCAGTTTTGTTTAGGAGTAGTTTAGCTACTCGATCTGGATCGTCAGTGATCAGTTTGTTTGTTGCTCTATCAGCAATACCAGCTATTTGGTTCAGTTTGTAGCCCATGCTTTTGGCCAAGCTGTTCATCATGACATTACGCTCACGGCCTTTGAACTGACTGTCTACTGGCATGGCGCCTAGCACAAACTTTGACCATGGCACATTGTTCATCAACATGAAATCAGTCTGCACGTAACCACGGTCAGGTCTTCCTGTAATGGGTGTTTTAAAATGCACTGCTGTGCCCGACTTCCTGACCCATTCCTGCGGCTTGAAACCGTGGCTGATGGCCCATTTTTCCAGTTGTTGTTGTAGTTGTTCTTTGGTAACTTTGTTGGCATCCACGGCGATATCCAGATCACCTGATGTGTCTTTGATACCAGTGCTGCCTAGCGTGTTGTTTAGTAGATCCAAGCCAGGGACAAGTTCTTCTAACCAAGCCAGGGTGGGTTTGACATCTGCTTGATTGATGCGTTGTGTGAGCGCACGACCGTCGGCATCTTTGAATACGTTGCCACCTTCAAAAATGTTCATCGTTTTGCCGCCATTGCCTGTTGGATCACGCTGTCCCAATAGTCACTACCAGTGGTCTTGGGTACTGGTTCACCAGATCTAGCAGCCATGGTGCCCAAGGTCTGTAGTTGATCTGAAGTAAGGCCAGTGTTCATGTCTTGTCTTGTTTGAGTTCTAGCATCTGGATCAGCTAGAGTTTGCCCGCGACCCACTCGGCGTTCCCAATCGATTAGATAGTTGGCTTCTGTGGCCAGGACCAGGATATTTTTTAAAGCTGTTTGCTGGGCAGTTTCATTTCCAGCGTTGTTGACCATGTCATCCAGATTCTTTTTAATTGTTTGACTGGTTCCTGCCAATCCTTCAATTCCTTTACTCTCAGCAGATGCTATAGCTTCTAGACTGACTACTTTTAATTGTTGGTTTATCCAGGACTTTATATTATCACGAAGTTGCTTTTTTGGATCTGATCCAGATGGTTGTTGTGGTTGTAATTCTGGGTATTGTTGCGCGACTTGAGCTTGAGCGGCTGGGCCCAGTTGGCTTAGAACTGCGTTTTGGTTAGCACTCTGGTTAGATCCCCGACGCCGCGAAACCTTTGCTTCGTCAATGCTGGCAGTAGGCGTTGGATTATTGAATTTTTTGACTGCATCTGGCCACTTGGCAACTGTGCCAGAAATCCATTCTTGTGCCACACGATTGGCTCGTAGTCGCTCTTTGGCCATGGCCATTGTGGGTTTTTGATCTAACCCCATTTGTTTGCCTTGGGCTATGGCTTTTGAGGCACGTCTGTTTAATTCGTTTTGATCGGCGTATGCTTGGGCCTGACTTAGTCGTTGTCTAGCGTCTTTTCCGCTTTGGGTAAACGGAACTAAACCTTTTGCCATATCTATTGGATTGTACACGGTCTTTGCATTTCTTACAGCCGAGCCAATTTCAGAGGCTAGGCCACCTGGACCAAACATTTCTATTTCATCTAGTCGAGGTTTTTGAGGCTGTGTCAGTTCATGTATTTGCATCAGTACGTCTCACTGTTCTTGTAAACTTTTCTGGGTCTCTTAGCTTGATAGCATTGATCAATTTGCGCTGTAGATTTTCAGCCTGTTCGGCTGTGTAACTGCTATCTATCTGCTCAAGCAGGCGTATGGCACTGGCAATGATGTTCGCAGCGCGGTTTTCAATAACATGACGCTGATCACGCTCAGCGTACAAGGTTTCTAATTCTTCAAGAATGCTACGAGTTTTCTTTTGCATACGGGTCAGGACCTTTTTATTATTTATTAGTTTTGGCCACATACGTCATTACAAATAACCAAACGTCCTTGCTCAAATGTGGGTATATTCCACGATGTTTCAACCTGATTGAACCATTCGATACATTCTTTTAAACTGTATTTTAAAGCATTGTTATTTTTAATCAACGGAACCAACTGAGCATTGGCAGCTTGATGATATTGCCCGTGCCCATAAGTTGTTGGATGATATCCAGTAAAGCAACAAGGGCTAACATCTCCGGTGGACCCAATGAATATGGACTTGCGAGTTTTTGCTTCGCAACCTATAGTTTTAGCAGGTGTGCGATTGCTAACAATATCTTCTAACAGAATCTGATCATTCTTTTTCTTATAAAACAATATTTCAAAATTTGTTTCACCTGTATAATTTCCTAATACATGTGTAAGTTTTCCCTGGGTGTTAAACACTGGTGCAGTGTCTCTTCCTTCATCCACTAACAAAAAATTCTCAAAACCCAGTT